TTCAAGCCGATGCACATTCGTGTATCGGTTCTTTAAATACCTCTTCTTGATAGCAACCATCCCGGTTGTCATCAATTGATCAAATGAAGCTGGGCCGATTTTGATCATCAAACTTACTAATATGACGCTGGGCCGATTATTAGTGCTTTTGGCAAGCTAGGAAGCTTTGCTGTCAATAAAACTTTTAAATTCAATAACTTTTTTTTATAGATAAGGAAATCTATTATGAACGATTTTTCAAAAATTGATCTGCGCGATGTTGCTACTCTTGCCACTGTTCAGCTGGTAAAAGAAACCCCGATCCTGAGCGCAATTTATCGCGACACTGATCTGGAATCGATTGGCCGTAAGGGTTCAACGATTGATGTCATTCTTCCTCCGAATTTAGGTTCAGCTGATGATCACGGTGATGAATCTGTAGCGACTGGAATCGAAGCTGATGTCGCTGAAATCAAGCTTGATAAGCACAAGTATAAGGAAGTAAAAGTATCTGACCGCGAGCTGTCCACTTCTATGGCTGCTGGCCTGTTGCCTGCAACTATGCAGCAGCAGATCAGTGTTATCGCTGAAGCTGTAACAAGTGATGTTCTTGCCGGTTACGGTGAAATTTATAACTACAGCATCGGTGGTGATTCAACTTTCGGAAATGCGGCTTTTGTAAAAGCTCGCACTCTAATGAATAAACAGGGTATAGCTAAAAACGGACGACAGATGATCCTGAATTCTGGTCATGCCGGTGATTTCTTGCAGGCTGTTGGCAATAAAGCCGCTGTTGATACTGTTGTAAATCGTGAAGGTGAGATCGGTAAATGGATGGGCTTCAATACTGCTGAAGAGGTTGCTCTTGATCTTCATGAAGCTGGTGACGCAGCTGGTTACACAGTATCAGCCGTTGCAGAAAACGTTGTGACTATTGCTGGTGGAACTGGTGCATTCAACGCAGGCGACATCGTGGAAATCGCTGGAGCTGGTTCGTTCTCCGTTGCTGAAGTTGCTGGCAACGATATCCGCCTGATTGGTTCCAATACCGCTCTGATCGCCGCTGACGCTGCTATCACTCTGGTTGACGCATCTGACTTCTCTCTAGCATTCCAGCCGATGGCGTGTGTCGCCGCTTTCCGTAAGCTGGAAAACCCGAACGTTGCTAACAGCGGTGTCGAGATCGCTGATTACACTGATCCGGCTACCGGCATCACGATGCGCTTGATGAAGTGGTACAACCCGTCCACTGAGCGTACTCATATCAAGATGGAGGTATTGTACGGTGTTCGTTGGGTTCGTCCTGATCTGGCCGTTCGCGTACTGAAGTGATGCATTCGGGGCGGTTCGCCGCCCCATTTTGATTTCAAAGAAAAGCTCATACATAAAAGGAATTTACAAAAGAACAAGGATGTTCAAATGAGCAATAAACTAAGAAAACTTTATAAAGATGATCGCTGCGTTCTGGTCGAACCGGGTAGCGCTGGCGAGAAAGAATTTATCAATCTTGGTTTCAAATATGAAGCAGAAAATGATAATGAATCTCAAAATTCTGTTGAATCCAATGAAACCGAAGTTGAAAACAAACCGGCACCGCGTAGACGTGGACGCCGGAGGGCTTCTGAAACCGCTGATGCGTAAGGCGGTGGATGATGAGTCAGGAAAATCAAAATAATCATACGCCACCGCACTTTATTATAAGTAATGGTGCAATGACGTTACCTCATGTTGTCGCTTTTATTGTAACTGTGCTGGCCGGTGCTGCTGTATTTTTTAGTTTACAAAGTGATGTGAGAGTATTAGATCAGCGAGTAACTAACGTTGAAAAAATTATTGATCAACGCATAACAAGTCTTGAAAAAGTTGTAGCAGATCAGGGAAAGGATATAAATAATATTGAGCGCAACACAAATCAAATATCGATTCAGATCGCTCAAGTGCATGAAAAAATAATGAAAAGTAATGAAAAATAATTTATTGAATTCAAGGATGAAAAAATGGGTGTTGCAGAGAAAATATTTGAAATCAAAGATCAGTTGGATGAATTATCTAGCTTGATCGAAGTTGAGATCAATTCTCAAAAAACACCCGATCTTTTTGCATCAAGTGAAGACATTTTTGATCAGGCTTTGGCGCATACGCTTGAAATTGAGGGTGGGTTGAGTGATCGTGATTCAGCCGCTGATCCGGGCGGATTGACCAATCTTGGTGTTACACAAAAAACATTGGATTCATTCAATCGCCGCCACACTGAATATAACTTGCCGCGATCAGTTCGTGACTTAAAACCGATTGATGCCAAAGTTATTTATAAAATAGATTACTGGAATGTTTGTCATTGTGATCAATTACCTGCTTCAGTAGCTATACTTATATTTGACATGGCAGTAAATGCCGGACCAGCTCGCGCTAAAAAGCTAATGCAAAAAACGCTCGGAGTTGTTCAAGATGGGATTGTTGGCCCAAAGACTTTGAGCGCAATGAATGATATTGACCCTTCTAAGTTCGTTTCTTATTTTTCCATGTACCGCCTTGAGTTTTACACTTCGCTAAGTAATTGGAAACATAATATCGGTTGGGCACGCAGGGTAGTTGATAGCGCAATATTTGCGCACAAGTTTATATAAAGTTTTGACAAAAGGAGTTTGTCATTATGAAAAAGGTACTGGATGTACTCTCAAAAGCTTTAGTCGTTCTAAAAATACTCAAGAATAAAACATTCCTGAAGGCATTAGCCGCTCTCATTGTCGCTATTGGTGCGATCTTTGGCGTCAACTTTGAAGTTACCGACCAGACGCTTGATACAGTTGTTGAAGTTGTAACTGTTGCTGACAATGTAGGCTCTTCATTGCTTCCTGATGACGTTGATGAGATTGCTGACGTTCCTGAGCCTGTAGAGTCGGCTGAGGAGTAAGCACCATGCTGGCCGCTGCGGAATTGATTTTAGCGATCCTAAAGCTGGTTGAGCGACTATTCGTTGCAGCTAAGCAGCGCAAGCGCAATGCTGAAAAAGATGTGAAAGTTGAGAAGGCTAACAGTGATCCTGTCGACTTCTTCAATGATCACTTCAACCATCCATCATCTATAAAAAATACCCAAACGATTGATAACAAAACAAAAGAGGTTGATAGCAATGAATAAAAAGCTATTGGCTTCAATTGTTTTGTTTTCAGTTATGGTTTCAGGTTGTGGTCAACGATCTTATGTAAAACCTGCACCACCTGCAAAGCCTGTCATTCAGGCGATTGAATGCAAGGAAGGGTATGTGTGCTTCACGAAATCTGATGCCTCAGCGTTAGCGAGATACGTGTTGGATTTGGAGTACGGGTATGAATGAAGCGGCGTCTGATTACATCTTTGAAGCCATAGCCCAACGCCGTGAATTTACACGCCATGCAAAGGCTCTGGCTGTGCTTTTGGATGATCTTGAAGTTGAGATCAACCAGATCATTTTGAGAGCAAATCTGGGTCGTGCAGGTGCTGTGAACGCGATAATCCAGCTTATTGATGAAGCATTCGATCAGTACGTTGAGAACCTGTCTGTGGCGATGATTGAGCGACTGGAGACGGTTGCCCTAAATCATGCAGTATTTGCCGCTCAAGCAATGGCTGTAGCGCCAGAATTGCCGGGTCTGCGTGATCGGTTGTTATCAAATCCTTTTGGCGGTGAGCTGCTGGAAGAGGCGCTCAATAAGCATGGTGTGAGCCTGAAAGATCGTGTGCGCAAAGTTATTCGCGACGGTGTGGGCAAAGGGCAGGCGCAGGAAGAGATCGTGAAGCGGCTTAAAATTGAAGCCAATGTGAGGGATGTTGGTGACAAGCAGTTGATGACAATAGTCAGGACTGCTGCCAATCATGCTGTTAGCGTGTCGGATGACATTCTTGCGGATGAAGCTGGTGTTGAGGAGTTTATGTTCAGTGCTGTGCTTGATCATCGGACGACTGATACGTGTTCCAGCCTTGATGGCAAAAAGTTTAGATATGATGACCAGAGCGCACCTAATCCACCACTGCATTACGGTTGTCGTTCGACTCGAATTCCAATCACTGAAAACGTGAAGCCGACGAAGAAGACTTATTCAGAGTGGTTTTCAGAACTATCTGAAGAACAGCAGCTTAAAATTCTTGGTAAGAGGCGGTTTGATAAATATAAGGCAGGTGAAAAAGAACTAGGTCGTGTCTATCAGGATGTTTAAGATGGTATTTTTTAAAGGATATGGGGTATTTATTGAATAAATGGAAAGTGTCCAGATGCGTCTTTATTATATATATAAATAGAATCATCTGGACACTTTTACGCACTCTGTTTAAAAAGTTACGTATAACGACACTACTATCGATAAACTTTTTACGTACGTCACTCAAATAAATTGAATCACTTTATTTTAAAAAATAATAACTATGATTCATATCACCTCTTTAAAAAATACCTATACTTGATAATAACGATATAAAGGTTTTGTTTTTAAGGAAGAATATGTATATAACACCGGAACAGGTTATCGCTCATTTTGATAACAAAGAGCTGCCGCGAATTGATAAAGACACTATTGATAACAATAAAATAAACATGATCACGGATCGGGTAAACAATGTTATCAATTCATATTTTTTGACAGCTGGCATTACAAACCCTGATCAGTCTGCTATTGATTTCGCTAAGTATATCGGCCTTGATCTTTTTGCATTCTACGCCGCTGATCGAGTTATTGAGGGCGTTCAAAAAAAATATGACGAAGCAATGAGCCAGCTTAAACAGGTTGCGTCTGGGAAGCTTAGGCTTGGCGAACAAGCATCAGGATCAGAAAACGAGCCTGGTAAGCAAAAAAAAGTCGGCATGTTCAACGTAAAGCTAACGCGGGTGTAATCGCATGTCGACAATGACGATTGATCAAGCCATCTCATTCATTGCTAACAAACAAAAACAGTTAGCAAACACAAAACCAGTCCTGAAGTGGATTGAAGTTGACCTGATCGCGCTTACCCGCGAAAACTTCGCGAACAGCCAAGCCCCTGATGGTACTGATTGGGCACCGATAAATCATAGATTTGGTCAGCCCTTGATTGATACAGGTTATCTCATGCGCAGCTTTAAGGGATTCATAAACGCCGACGCTGGCACTCTATCCTTTGGCACCAATGTAGAATACGCGGATGATCACCAGCGCGGCATAGGTGTCCGTAAACGCGAGATGATACCGGACGCCAATAACCTCCCGAAACGCTATCAGGATGTTATCGACAGGCGCGTCAATTCTTGGCTTCAAAGCGTTATAAACAAATAAGAATTGTTATCAAAAAAGGATATTTATGGTAATCAATGAACTTTTGAATGCAATACAAGCGGAGATCGAGCAGGTCGATGAAGTTGATCAAGTTATTCAGATTGGCGCTAAGTTCGGAAAAGAGGAGGTGCAGGATCAGTCGTTATCAGATTATGGAGCGACAGTCTTGATAGGATGTCCCGGTGGTCCGGTAAAAGGCATGATCGGCAATCGTGTCAATCTTGATGCCAATGTTTTGATTTACGTATTCAGTCGTAATGATCATTCGACAGAGTACCGATCCAGTGAAGCGGCTAATGTTGCGCTCAAGATTGTGAACGTTCTAAGTAGCGACAAACTGCGCAGGCAGCACAAGGAAATACACAAAGACCCTCAATTTAAGGTGGTGGAAGAATACGCGCTGGATGGGATTGATGACTATAGCTGCTGGCGTATCGTGTATACACAGGAAATATTAGTCAACTGATAATTGTTCTCAAATAATCGTCTATAATTATATTGTCATTGATGACAAAAGGTTTAGCGTTCGCTTAAACCATCTTTAAAGCGGCATGAGCTGCTTTCAAAATTTATTGCAATAAATTTTCTACGTTTTTTATATAGATAAGGATGTCTATTATGTCATTAGGTAATAATATTGAAAACACCACCAAGTTTTATTCTGGACAAGGTTCTTTGTTTTTCCGCCTACTTGATTCTGATGAGAATTTTGTCGGCGGCTGGTTCAACGTTGGTGACTGCGAATCAGTGTCATTTGACTTGGCTGTTGAGCAAGAAGAAATCTTAGAATCGCAGAGCGGCCAGCGTTCTGTTGTCAAAAAATTGAGCGCAAAGAGAACAGCAAATATTAGCATTGATACTCGCGACTTTGATGCAGAGATCGCAACGATTGGTCTTTTTGGTACAAGCACGCTGGAAGAAGCTGGAGCTGCTGTAAAAACTGACATAGCTTATGTCGGCTGCGCTATCCCGCTTGACGGGTTTGCAGAGTCTGTTGAGTCTGTTACAAATGAAGATGAGACAATTACTTATGTTGATGGTGTTGATTACACGATCTCTGATAGCTACGTGTATATCACTAAAGGTGGTTCAATTCCTGACGCTTCAACTGTTGTTATCAACTACACAAAAAGCGAATCGAGAGTTATTCAAGGTCTTGTAAAAAATGAAGTGAACGTTGCTGTTATGTTTACAGGTGTAAATACTGCCGAAGATAATAAGCCGGTGCGCGTTGAGTTCTTTAAAGTATCTCTGTCACCGTCCCAGCAGCGCAACCTCATCACTGCCAGCGGTGTTGCTAATCAGCAGATTCAAGGTTCTGTATTGTCAGCAAACCGCATTGTTGGCACCGGTCTCTCTAAGATGTTTAAAGAGACTCACTCTGTTTGATAACAATTCTCAATAATTGAGATCAACACGGACCCGGCAATGCGCCGGGTTTTTTATTGACAACAAAGTATGAAAATGATATATAGCGGTTTTTTTGTTGATGTTAAAAGGAGTGGACAATATGTTCGACAGCTTGCAGCGTGAGATTCTTGTTACCAAAGATAATACTCAGTACATTCTTGAGTATCATCATGCCAAGAAAAAGTGGCAAGTCTTTATATACTACGATCAGTGGCAGAATGACTTCGAGAATGATTATTACGTTGTGCCCACAGTACCCGAAAAGCTTGAAGATTTTGATGATTATATCTCGGCCCGTGAGTACATGCATGACACAGCACGTCATCATGTGAACGAGTGCAATCGTTTTGAGCATATGCCTCAGCTTGATGATGTTGTTGAGCGCAGAGATGTTGATACTCGAAATGATTTGAAAGACTTGGATATATAAAGATAAAAAGCCCTATTGAAGAATAGGGCTTTTTTTGAATTCAATTATCAGAGTTTTCTGAGAACTGAGTTGATAACAAAAGTTTTGCCAGCACCGACCGGACATCCAGCAAACTTTGACTTACATTTATCTTCTGCTTCATTAGCATGTTTTGCTATATATTTATGCTGAAATGCTGGCAATAAAACTTTTTTACCATGAATAAATGATTTACTTGTTATCAACTTGATTTGATAGCCGCGCTCACGCAGCTTGCGCACAATCATTGATTCCAATCGTTTTAATGACTTGCATAAGTCCGTCCTGTAATACTCATCATTCAGCATTTTTCTTATTGTGAACATATTGCAATCAATATCGATACAGTTTGCTTCAGCGTAAGCTTTTACGAATGCTTTAAAGTCATCGTCTTCAACCGGGCCAATTCTTGTGGCACCTATCTTTGCTGTAAATTCTGGATAGTCGCCCATCTTTACATTGAATAAATGTTGAACGCGCTTGTTTTCAAATGATTTGATTGATTCTAATTTCTTGAATTCCATTTTCATATCTCCATTTTTTAAACATGTTGCTTTTTATGATATGAAGTTTATTCACTTCATGCTTATCAGTATATACCATGTTTTAAATGCTGCAAGCTTGAAAACAAATATTTTTAAATTATTTTACATAAAACTATCCATAATTTGTGAAAAATGGATGTTTTGTATTTTTTAAAGGATAAGTGATCATCAACCCTTTAAAATATACCAAAATAAATGACATGAAAAATATTTAAATTTATTTTCAATATTTTGTCCATTCTTTAAATTGTTTACTATAATTAGTTTTGTAAGCAAATCAGTTTACTCTCCATTTCCTGCTTTGCTTACAATCCTTTCATATCTCCTCCCCCTGCCCGCGCAATGCGGGCTTTTTATTTGCATTCAATCAATATTTATGAATTCATTGTCTATACTTTTGTTATCAATAATTATGTTTTGTCAAAATGGAATTGATGACAATGAAAGGATTATTTAAACGTTACACGCAAAATAAAGAAAAGTGCAGAATTGCTGATATAAAACCGAATACCGCACGTGTGGATATCGTTGATGGGTATATTGAGCTACGTGGCTTAAATGTTAGCGACATTACGATGTTGATCGCTGAATTTGGTGATGTATTGAATGCAATCTTTAGCAACGTGCGGATTGATACTGGCAATCATGCCGCCGAAGACCTGATGGTGCACGCTCCTAAATTTGCCATAGCCTGTGTTGCGCTTGCTGCTGATGAATTGGATCAATTCGATAAGATCGAAAGCTTACCTATTGAAATCCAGATCGAGATGATTTCAACCGTGTATTCACTAACATTCCCAAGCGGTGATAGTTCTGTAAAAAAGTGCGCAATGCTGGCAAAACCAATCATAAACAAAATAGCCGAACAGGTCCGCCAGCAGACCAAGTGAAATTTACGGATTTAGTATTTAAAATTGCTGAATCGCTAATCCAGAATGGCCATAGCTCTGAATGGGTATTTTCGCAGCCTCTTTGGCGTTTATTTTTAGTGTACGAGTACTCATCCAAAGTTGCGCTTGAACGTCTTATTTATAGCACGGAAATGGGTATAAATGAGAACATCGCAGCACAATCATCAGAAGCTTTAAAAGCAATAAAAGAGCAGCTTGATAAAATGAGAGATGGCGCTAAATAAGCGCCATTTTTTCGTCTATACTCTATATTATAATACACTACAATAAAGCATTATTTAAATTATAATATTACAATATTATATAAAATATTAGAATATCATAATTCCAGCATAAACATATCGCTTCAGCACTCCATCTCTTGTTATCAAAACCTTATTTTGAAATCAAAGAGATAGTCAATATTTATGTAGTATATTACCCAAAATCATCAGATTGATATCAAAATAGGTAGTTTGCTACCTATTTCCGCTAATAATTTTTTCGCACTTTTCAGCCCTCTGGACACAGTTTTTTTTGAATGCAAAGGATTGCATATATGGCTAACAACAACGTTATTGAATTGATGCTCAAACTGAAGGATGAAGCATCAAAACCACTTGAGAAAAACCTTGATTCATTGCGTGCGCTTAAAGTTGTTCTTGGTGATGCAAGTAGTGGTTCTGATCGTGTTGCAAGCGATCTTGGTGACGTTGGTAATGCAGCCAAAAAAGCATCAGGTGGCGTGGATGATTTAGGAAATTCCGCAGAGAGTGCATCACGTAGCACTGATCGACTTGGGGACAATCTGAGCGACACAACTGATGAACTTCGTCGCACAGAAAGACAAGCGGAACGCACCGATGAAGAGATGTCAAAACTTGCTAAATCTATTGACGGTGCATCAACAAATTTCCGTGCACTTGCTGGGATTGCAGCCACCGCGCTTGCCGCAGTTGGTATCGGTGAACTTGCTCAGGAGATGAAAGAGCTTGAAATACAGTCTGAGCGTGTCGGCATCAGTGTTGAACGCTTGAGCGCAATCAGCGCTATTGCGAACAAAGCGGATGTTGATCTAACTGGCATATCTGATGCTCTCTTCGACTTGCAGACAAATTTGCAGGAATTTGAGTCAATGGGTTCCGGGGCTGCTGCCGATTTCTTTGAGTTGACTGGTAAAAGTTATGAAGAGATAGCGGGCGGTGGGCGTGATGCGATTGAAGTCCTGAGTCAGGTGTACGATGCTGTAAAAGACCTTCCATTTGATCAGCAGAATCGCCTCCTGAATGATATGGCCGGGACAGATATTACAAGGCTTACAGCGCAATTGAGAGACGCTGGAATGAGCTTGGAAGAAATGGTTGTAGCAACGCAAGAGGCCGGAGAATCTATAAGCGGTTTTGATTCAGATCGCATTGCAGAGCTTTCTGACCGCTTTAATGGTGTTTGGAACTGGATAAAAGCCACAGCAGCTGCCATATTATCAGCATTAGCTCCAGCTATAAACGGCGCGATTGATATGTTCGGTAAAATGTTCGAGCATATCGACAAAATGACAGAAGGCACATTCCTTTCTTCATTCACCGAATTCTTCAAAAACTTCCAAGCGTTTTTAGTAGCAACGATAAGTGGCGTTGATCAATTCGGAACGCGTATTCAAAAAGCATTTTTGACAGCAATAAAAGTCGTCATGGACCCGCTCGGTCATCTAATCAGACTTAAAAATGAGTTTACTGGCGGAGACTGGCAAGATAGTGGCTATTTGCGCACACTGGATCGTATAAACCGAAAGCTGATTGAGATCAATCGCAATCAAGCTAATCAAAAATCATTTGCGCAGGTATTCAATGAAACTAAAACAATGCTTGATGAGCAAGAGGCTACTGATCAAGCGAGATATGCAGAAGAACAAGAAAAGAAAAAGCGCGATGCAAGCACTAAAACAGCTGTTCACATCGATAAGCTAACAAAGGATGCAGAGCGCAAAACACTTGAATCATATCGCAAAATGTCTGAAGAGCGCAAAAAGCTTGAAGTTGAAGGCGCTGTATTACCAGTCGTAAATAAAGAACTTACAAATAAGACTGATTCTCAGATAGCAGATTTAAAAATGCAGGAACAACTTGCGTTAAATTCGTTGAAGCAGCAAAACTTAGACGCTAAAGAATACGCTAAAAAAGAATTTGAGATCAAGCGTAATTATGCAAACCAGATCAATGAACTTGAACTCAAACTTTTGCAAGATCGTCAACGTGCAAGCGCATCCATGATTGATATCAAGAATAAGGATATTCAAGAATCTTTAAATAAAGAAAAGGCACTTATTGAAGAACTTGCATCACTTGAAGCTGCTGGCATAAAAGGCGGTGGCAAGTACGAAGAAACCGCCGAAAAGCTTTACGAAATAGGTGACTTGATCGCGAAGCAGCGCGAAGAACTTGCGAAACTTGAACAAGCTAATGCTGATATCGCTCTGCAAGTTGAGAATCAGGAAGCCGCGCATAGACGGTCAGGTCAGCTTCTTGAAAGCAATTATCAAACGAGCGTGAAGCAACGAGAGATCGCTGAAGCTAAAGCAGCACTTGCTAAAAAAGAAGCTGATGAAGAAAAGCGACAGACTGAAGAGAATCGCAAGCAGCTGGAGCTTGATAAGCTGCGTAAAGCTAATTCTGATGCTGCTCGCGAGTTGTTATCAATGGATGATCCGGTTGCCGCATCTCTTGCCGATATTGATGATAGGTTCACTGCTGATATCGAAGCATTGAAAGCGGCTGGCGAAGAGTACAGCGCTATAGTACAGCTTTCTGAGCGTCTAAAGAATCAAGTGCGCGTTGATGATCTGATAAAAGAAGCGGATCGAATCAAGATTGAGTACGAAGCATCAGATCGCAGCAAAGAGCAGCTTGAAGCCTATCGCGCCGAGATCGCCCGCATCCAGTCAGAGATCGATGGATTTGGTGGTGGTGAAGCCGATCAGCAAGACGCCATGACAGCGCAAATTGAGGCGGCTAATAACGCACTGACAAGCACGCAGAGTCTTGTGAAAGAGCTTGGTGACAATATACAAGAGAACATAACTGATGTGTTTGTGCAACTGCTATCCGGTGCGATGTCATTCGAGGACGCGATGAGAACCATTCTTAGCAACATCCTGAACCAGATTGGGCAAATCCTCGCGCAGCAGGCCATGATGACCATGTTCGGCGGTATGACTGGCGGCGCTGGATTGGGGTCAACCTTAGCGTCATATTTTCATACCGGAGGATTATCTGACAGTAAAGGTGGTAGATCAGCATTGTTGCCAAGTTATATATTTGAAATGACAAAATTTAGATATAAAACTGGTGGAATTGCAGGTCTTGAGCCGGATGAAATACCGGCAGTTTTACATAAAGGTGAGGAGGTGTTGACTGCAAACGATCCACGTCACCGTAATAACGGCGGATTGTCAGCCGGTACATCAGGAATCACGATTATCAATCAGTTGGACAGAGATGAAATGAGTGAAGCCCTGATAAGCTCTCAAGTTGGGCAAAAAGCCGTATTGAATGCAATAAAAGCTAATAAAGCTGATGTCAAGAATTTGATAGAATAATTGACAAGCAGGTATTTTTTAAAGGAGTGGTGTGCATATGCATTATCTCTCCTTTTTTATCTATACTCATTACATAAACGAACACTCTATCCTCTCTAAAAAATACCACAAATGAATGAGGATATTTGAGATAACACGGATGTTATCAATGGCATACTCATTTGGTTTTTCTTTAGATAACGTAAATTATCAATATTACGACCCAAACTTAGAATTCATCTTTGATCAAATATCAGATGAACAAATATTTTATGTCAGAGCTGACTTGACGGGCTACTCGTTCGTTGAGTTTCAGGGAATTGAAACAACATCATCGGACATATTCGAGCTGGTCCAAATCCTTGACGGCGATCAGGCGAACACTTATTACTATGGCGACAAAACATTCACTTTTGCATTCAAGATAAAAAAAGGCAAGATTGGAAACAATGTAAGCTTTACAATCCCAACCCTATTCAACCTCGGCGGCACTAATTACAGCATTACCCTGACACGTAAAGTAAAGCAAATTGTTCCCAACTTTGATCTTTACGTACTAGAATACAATCAGCTTCAGTTCGACCCTGACACAACCGGTTTAGCTGGCATAATTTACCTACCTGAAGGCGTACCGTACGGACATAAATTCCGCGTTCGATTCCGCACCAAAAACCTCATTGGCGACAACCTGTTTCGAAAGTTTACATCCAGCCAGAACGGACAGTATGTTGACCAGTTGATAACTGACTACACGTACCCGAACACAAAGCAAGAGGGGTGGGATGCTGCATCAGGCCAGAATATTCAAGGCACTTGGTTTGACGGTAATATCGTTGTTGATCTACAGCTTATAATCAACGAATCCAGCTTTACAGAAGGATTCTTTACTCTGGAAACGCAGGAAGGCCCTAGCTACACGCCGTACACCTATAAGTTTTACGTAAAGACCGGTATACCTGGCGCAGGAGAGACCGGAAGCGCAGGCGGTGACACAGAGCCTGAAGCGCCAACCGGGCCTAGTGCGTATTACCCGGATGCCGTGAATTTCCCAGTCAACTGGCGCGATCCTGTAACCCAAAAAATTGAATACAAAACGGCAGTAAGCACACTAGCCAACGGTCATGAGCGGCGTCAGCCTGTGTACGAGCTACCAAAAGAGATGCATTCATTCACGATCACACTTGATCGCGATCAGTCTGCCGAATTTGTAAACAAGTTTACGGGCGATGATTTTGAGTCGTTTCAAGTTTTTGATCTACTCAATGATAAGCCAGCCATGACGCTGACTGACAACATCTTCAATACTGACACCTACTCACTAAAAGAATATAGCGTGCCTGATGTGTCGGTTTTTGAGAATGAATCTCAAGTTCTTTGTAAGTATGTAGATGGCATGTATTACAAATATAAAGTCGTGACAGCTCAGTCAATAAATTATGAGAATGATACTGTTAGCATAAGCTTCAATAGTGATTCTCCTCCCTCGGAGATGATGATCATACAGCCTGTTGACGCATTCATTCGCGGCGTAAATTTCAGGCGAATGACAGATTATTATCATGATGCTCAAATCAACCTTGAATTGACAACAAATAGATCAATAAATATTGCAGACCCGGAACTATTTGACGGATATCCATTATTCAAAATGAAGCACAACTGGACCAGTGATCCGACGCTAAACATTCAGCCGGTGTATGATGATTTTGATAGCGATCAGGGTGTGCTTACACGCTCAAAGATACATCAAGCAACGCAGATTCATGGGCACTCATACACGCTAAAGGATCAGGATATTCATAACTTGATCGGTTTATTTCACTATTGCAAAGGCTCTCACCTCTCGTTTCTTGCTGAAGATGAATCTGACATGATTATCCTTGATAACAACCAGACTGATATACAAAACGCTATTGTTGTCAATAATAATAAAAGCTTCATAAAGCAAAAAGAGTATATATACGCTATCAAAATCTATTTCACTGACGGCACTTTTGTTATCAAAACAGTTGACGATATTGTCAAGGTTGGTGATAAAGTCAACATCCTGATAAGTAATCAGGAGATTTATGACTATACTCATATTCATAAAGTGAAGCCTTTGTATTTCACCAGATTTTACGGTGACATAATCCAAGTCGAGTGGAGGTCTGATTCGGTAGCGCACGTAAAGTGTGCCTTCAAGCTCCTTAAAGAATAATCAAGAATTGTTATCAATTAGCAAAGGATTGCTATGTATGAACTTTATAAGTTTGAGATGGGTGGTAGTGTTATCGCTCGCTACACATCTCGAAATTTAAAACATAAGCAGAATGAGATGGTCGGTGGTGTAACCCAGAGCTACACGTATGAACCCATCTCCATAAATCGATCAGATATAACTGTTGATTCCACTCTGTCATCAGGTGATGTCGATCTCGAAGTCAAGAAAGGCAATGAGATCGCTCAGTTGTTTAAGCAGCAAGCGCCTGAAGAACGCATCTTTGTAACAATCACGAAGATCGTAAACGATGTACCAGTCGTGATCTTTAGGGGTGTTGTGTCAGGTGTCGAATTCAGCTTACGTAGAGCTACGATAAAGTGCGTCGATATTCTGTATGACGTGGATAAACAGGCGCTTAGATACGGCTACCAGTACCAGTGCAATCACAATATTTACGAGTCTTATCGTACAGGATCGACAGGCGGCTGCGGTCTTTTGTTCTCAAATTTTGCGACCAGCGTAACCCTCACTGATGTGCAAAATGGCGGTCGCAAGTTGTATTCAAATGCATTTATAACTGAGAATGATTCTTATGTGGGTGGTGTGATTCAGGTCGGTGGTCGGCGGATAAACGTGATCAATCACGATAACGTGAACGGCTTCATTGAGCTGTATGAGCCGATGAATGTAATTGCGAGCAATAACATTATGATCGCACCCGGATGCAAAAACTTGCCCGATGGATGCAAGGCTTTGAGCGTTCAAAATTATCAGGATCGCTTTCTTGGCTTTACGCAAATCCCGACAAAAAACCCTTACTATGAGCTTTAAGAATATATGACAAGGATGTCAAGAACATGTGGGCTTTCTTTATAAAAGTTGCATTATCAATACTATCAT